TGCGGGCGCGGCAGTTCGATGCGGTCGAGCACGCGGTTGTTTCGAGCGCGAAGCGGATCGCGCGCGCGGTTGCGGACAACGTCGAGCCTGAGGATTGGCAGGCGTGGTGCGATGCCTCGCGCCGGATCGTGTGGGCGTACCTGGCGCGCGAGCTGGTGGTGCGCTACGGGCGCGAGGCGGCGCTGCGCAGCGGACTGAAGAGGGCCGAATGAGGGGCGTGGTCGCTGTAGCGGAGAAGACGCGATTGGTCGGATACCTCAGGCGCGCGGGGTATCGCGAAGGCAGCTTGGTGACCGACGAAATTCTGCTGCGGCTGATCGACTTGGCGTTGGCGGACGGCTTCGAGCTTGGGCTGAAGAAGGGGCAGGGCAATGTCGGATGAGCAGAAAGCGCCGATCGCGCTGGCACCGCGGCCGACTGCGGCGGCCGAAGCGCGCAAGGACTGCATCGAGATGCTGAAGAAGCTGCTGGCCGAAGCCGAGGCCGGCGAGATCGCGCAGCTCGCGGTCGTCTACCAGCGCGCCAACCGGTGCTGGGGCCACGATATGACGACGTGCGACGATCTGCCGGCGATGCTCGGGCGGATCACGATCGCGACGGCGGCGTGGATGAAGAGCTACCTGGAGCGCGTCAGTGACTGAGCCGGCGAAGCGCATCGAGCAGCGCGCGAGCGCCGGGGTGTCGGATGCCGGGCGCGTGCGCAAGCCGGCGCCCGTGGCGCCGCCGCGCGCCGCGCGCATCGCCTTCCGCCGCGGCGATCACTGCGTCAGCGTGCCGGGGCTCTCCAGCGAGCTGAAGACCGCGGCGCTGTTCGTGTCGCACCGGCAGGCCGAGTTCGCGCGGTGGCGCCAGAACCTGGAGGCCGACCCGAAGTTCCAGCCGCTGCGCTTCGCGCTGATCATCGTCGAGTGGTTCAAGATGAAGGGGTTCCACGCGCGCAAGCCGGCGCTGAAACTGTACGGCTATCCCTACTTCATCGCGCGCCGCCCGAACACCGAAGAGGTGTGGCTGTGGCCGCTCGCGAGCTGCGACGGCGCGCTCGACCTGACCTGGGCGACGCGCACGCATAAGCGGACAGTCGAGAAGCCGCGCGAGCCGGCGAAGCCGGACAACGAGGGGGAGCCGTAGGAGATGCTGATGGCCGACTTCGTCGAGGTACAGTGCTGGAAGTGCGACGTGCGCTACTGCATGACCCGGACCTTGAACGACCGCCGCCAGCGCGACGGCGAGGCGTTCTTCTGCCCGAACGGCCACAGCGCCGTCTATCGCGACAGCGACATGGACAAGCTGCGCCGCGAGCGCGACCGCCTCAAGCAACAGATCGTCGAGCGCGACGACGAGATCGCCGCCGAGCGCGGCCGCCGCGAAGCCGCCGAACGCAGCGCCGCCGCGCACAAGGGCATCGCAACCCGCCTCAAGGTCCGCGCGGCCGGCGGCGTCTGCCCGTGCTGCACGCGCTCCTTCGAGAACCTGCGCCGGCACATCGCCCTCAAGCACCCCGGCTTCGGCAAGCCGACTGAACTGAGCGAGGTGGCATCATGACAGAGGACACCCGCGACGAGGACCCCCTGCGCGAGACCCGCCGCGCGGTGATCGAAGACTTGGTGGCGATGTTCATTGCGATCAAGCAGCGCACCGTGCGGCTGAGCTGGGAGCTGTGGATCGCCCAGTACCCGCAGCACGGCCCGGTCTGGCACGCCGCCCAGATCGCCGACGCGCTCGGGCTGCCGCTCAACGACGTCACGGAAATCCTGAACGACTTCTCCAGCGCAATCGAGACGTTGGAGACCGCGAGATGGAGGCTGCCGTCATGAAGCTGATCGAGGCAATGAACGCCGACGACCCCGAGCGCACGTGGACGCGCTATGCGACCTCGATCCACCAGCGCATCATTCACCAGGTGATCGCCCGCGACCTCGACGACCCCAAGAAGCTGCTCAAGCCGATGGGCACGCTGATCGGGCTCGCGATGACCGTGAAGTGGCTGATCGACTGCGCCCCGACGCCGCTGCCCGACGAGATCGAGCAGCTGTACCGCGACGTCGATCGCTTCCTTGGGGAGTTCATCGACAACGTCGAGGTCGAGATCAGGCCGGCGCCGGCCTCGCGCGCGCCGGGCGGCAAGCTGCACTAATGTCGGCAGTCCGATGTTCGTGCCGACGTTCGCTGTGTGGGCGGCGCTGAGCGTGCCGCCCGACTGGGACTGGAAGCGCCAGCCGTCGATCGCGCCGATCCGCAAGGAGATGGCGGATGCCTACCGCGCGCTGCGCCGCGATCGGCCGGCGTTCGCGCGCCTGCTGTTCCGCCGGCTCGCCGCAGCTAAGCGCGCCTTCGCCGAGCACGTCATGTCCGGGGCGTTCGAGGGCGAATCCGACCTCCCCGATCTTCGCGACCGCCCGACGAGCGAGTCATATGTCAGCGATATTGACTGATATTGCCGATTGCCGAATCGCGGCGGATACCTTCAATGTGCAGTTGTCAGGGGCGGGGAAATCCAGCCGTGACAAGCGTCCCCGCGTCCTGGCGGCGCCGGCCGGCGGCCAGCCCACACGGCTCAAGCCGGCCGGCGTACCCCGCGCAGCCCTACCGAATTTTTCGGTTGGCTGATCCGTCATCCGTCGTATCGGCGCGCCGCGCCGCCAAGGTGTAGGCTTGCGTCATGTCAACCCGCCCCGTCATCCGCTACGCCCCGCCCGCCGTCGCGATCTCGCTGATCGCCGAGCTGATCGCCACCGGCCACGACGCCCTCGCCGCGATCGGCGCGATCACCTTCCTGATCGGCTACGCGCTCGCGAAGGTGCTCTAGATGCCGGCCGCCGCCGACCGCGCCGACGAGATCGCCGCGAAGATCATCGAGCGCGCGAATGCCGGCTATCGCACGATCATGAAGGGCAGCGGCTATCCGCCGTTCGCGCTGACGCCGTGGGATGACCGGATCAAGTGGTCGGCCTACATCCAGCGCGTCGCCGCCGACGTGCTGCGCGAAGAGCTGGCGCGATGATGATCGGCCCGCTCCAGACCGGCAGCGCGTTCCGCACCGGGCACTGCCCGGAATGCGACGGCATCGAGTTCATCCACGGGCCGCGCGGCGGCGCGGCGCGCAACTACGGCTGCACCGGCTGCGGCGCGTGGTTCAACCTGACGATCTGGGAGGGCGAGGTTGCGTTCTGGCAAACCCTGCCGCCCGCGCCGTGGATCAATCCCACCTGGCCGCGCGGCCCGCTGCCGATCGGCAAGCCCCCACCGCTCGCGTCATGACCGCCGCCAACCCGGCCCCCCGGCCGAACCCGCGCGAGCGCGCCGTCCAGGCAGCCCTCGACGCGGTCAGGAAGTTCGCCTTGATCGAGAGCTTCGAGCTGCACCCGGCCCTCAGGCCGCTCGTGCGCGACAAAGGCATCGGCGGCATGATCATGCTCTACTTCGACCTCAAAGCCCTTGGCTTCGAGCCCGAGGCGGCGATCATCGCCGAGGGCCTGCGCCGGTATCCGGTGGCGCCCGGATGAACCGCGCGCTCGCCGCGATCCCCGCGCGCGACCTCGACCGCGTCGCCGGCCTGATCGCGCGTTCAACCGGTGCTGCCTGGCGCGGCGACTATGCACTCTCGCTCAAGCAGATCGACCTCGCGACCGCGATCATGAACAGCTACCTCGCCTATCACGACCCGCGCTGGCCGCCGCGCGCCTGCGACTACTGCCACCAGCCCTACACCGGCCCGGCGGTCTACTGCTCGCTGCCGTGCGCGATCGACGACGCATGAGCCCCGAGCTGTACCTGATGGCCGTGCTGCTGTTCCTGGTCTGGAGACTGTGGAAGTCGTAAGGGGAGACCTGACGTCGCAATGACCACGAAGCGCGCCAGCGAGCTGCTGCTGGGCGACGTCGTCGCCGATACGCAGACCGGCCCGGCGATCGTCTGCGCGATCCACATCGGCACCGCCCAGCACTTCGCGGGCGAAGGCTGTGTCGACGTCGTGATCCGGCGCCGCCACCCGCTCGTGCCCGGCCACCGCTACTACGACGTCGTCGATGCCGGCCGCAACTTCACGCCCGAGCGCAAGCTTGAGATCGAGGCGGCGTTCGGCTGCCCGCGCTGCCTTGTCATCACCACGAACAAGCCCGACATCGAAGAGCGTTACTGCAGCACGTGCCGCACCTTCTGGCCGCCGGGAGCCGAGCCCAGCCTATGAGCAAGCCGATCATCTGCATCGACTTCGACGGCGTGATCCACGCCTACACGTCGGGCTGGCAGGGCGCGGCCAACATCCCCGACCCGCCGGTGCCCGGCGCGATCGACGCGCTGCTCAGCTACCTCGACGCCGGCTTCGAGGTCGCGATCTTCTCGTCGCGCTCCAAGAACCTGCGCGGACGCTGGGCGATGAAACGCTGGCTCGCCCGCGCCATCCGCGATCACTGGCTGCAGGGCGGCCGGTCGCAGATATACGACGTCGAGGTCGAGTGCTGGGGCGACGCGGCCGGCATCTGCCGCAGGTTCTCCTGGCCGTGGTTCAAGCCGGCCGCGCTCATCACCCTCGACGACCGCGCCGTCACCTTCATGGGCGATTGGGCGGTCTACACCCCCGAGGCGATCCGGGCGTTCAAACCCTGGAACAAGCGGCCGAAGGCGGTGCCACAGGGATGAAGTGGCTCGACGGAATGCCGATGCTCAAGTGGCCGACCTACACCCTGATCGTCACGACCGCCGCCGTCGGCATCGCCGGGCTGTCAGCCGTGATGACCGCGGTGCTCTGGCAAGTCGGCCGCGCCGTCTCGATCGCACTCGGCTGGCAGGTGTGACGGAGATGCCGCACGGCGACGGCAGCATCATCGTCGAGCCCGCCCGGCTCAGCGTGTGCCAGCTCTTCCGCCTGGTTGAGATCGCCCACGAGACCAGCGACTACGAGATCAAAAAGCACGCACTCAGGTTGCTCACCGACGCGCTCGCGCCGCCGCTCGTCGTCAGGCTTGCCCCCGAGGCCTGAGGCGGGCTCGTGTGTGGACCCGATGCCCATCTACAGCAGACTCCCGATACCGCTTTTCGTAATCCCTTCGGTCAGATTGTTCAGTCAGGCTACTGAGGCTAGCGTAGGCGAACCGGCCCGTATTCCCGGGCCGCATCAGGTGAAGGGGACAAGGTCATGCCGAAGGACTTGACCGAAACCGTGACCGATCTGCCGAAGGTCACGATCGCGACCGCCGCCGCCGAACGCGCCCCCGCTGTGCTCGTCGCCGAGGCGCCGCACGATTGGTATATGCGGATGATGGCCGATGCGCTGCGCCCGCCCGCCGGCTACCGCTCGTGCGCCTCGCACTTCCGCCCCGAGGGCGCGCCCGCCCTCAACCCGCGCGAGGTCGCCGCGCGCCTCGCCGAGCACCCCGACGAGTTCACCCTGTCCGGCAGCAACACGCTCCTGCACCAGCCGACCGAGCACTACTTCATGCAGGCCTACGCGCCGCACAACGACGGCACCCCGCGCACCAACGTCTGGATCGTGCGGGCACGCTGCGGCTGCTCGCACATGAGCTTCGCCGACGACGCCTTCACCGATGCCTACAAGGAGTGGCGCGCGCGCTACTGGGAGCCGCTGCAGGCCCGGCGCAACGCCGAGCATACCGGCAGCAGCGGCGGCCTGACGCCGCGGCTGGCGGGGCTCTACCGCCAGCTGTTCGGCGGCAACGTGTACGACTGATGCCGACCCCCTGCCGCTACTGCGAGGGGCGGCAGAAGATCACCGTGCGGACCCGGCGCTCCGTCGGCGTCCGCACGGAGATCGAGTGCCCGATCTGCGTGCCCAGCGACACCAGCATCCCGCGCGCCGTCGACATCGCCACCGTTTGGCTCGAAGATGCCACCACCCTGATGGCCTCGTGCGGCGTCGGGCAGCCGGTGCTCGACAAGGTCGAGCTGGCCCATGCTCTGCTGAAGGAAGCGACCACCCCGTGAGGCTCACGACAGCAGACGGGCGGTCGGTCGCCGCCGCTTTCACCGACACCGACCGCGAGGCGATGTACGCCTGGGTTCGCTTCGGCTACGAGCAAACCGACCAGCGGCTCGACAAGCTCGGGCTCGCGCAGTGGGCGAGCGTCATCAACGGCCGCAACAGGGCCATCGACGAGTTCGCCGCCAAGTGCGTCAAGGACGCGCCGCGCGCGCATAAGGGCGCCCATGTCGGCTGCCGCGTCGGCTGCGCCGCCTGCTGCTATCAGACGATCATGATCCTCTCGACCGACGCCTTGCTGATCGCGCGCCACATGATCGACCCCGGCCACCGCGCGCGCATCGGTGCGACCGCAGCGGCCGTGCAGCGCCTCACGGATGACGCGCGCTACGTCCAGCACATCCCATGCCCCTTGCTCGTCAAGGATCGCTGCTCAGTCTATGACGTGCGCCCGCACGTCTGCCGCAGCCACTACAGCCTATCGCGCAAGGCCTGCTACGACGACCTCGACACCCGCGTGCCGCTGCTGTCCGGCCCGGCGTTCTTCGCCGCCGACGTCTCGATCGGCGCCGACTACGCGCTGATGAAGCGCGGCCTGCAGGTGACCCTCGGCGAGCTGGCCGACTTCGTCGACCAGGCGCTCGCGCCCGGCGTGATCGACCGGTGGCTCGCCGGGGAAGCCGTGATCCAGCGCGGCCGCGCCGACTACGCCGAAACCGTGCAGATCATCGCGCAGAAGGCCGGGTTGCCGTGATGCCGTACATCCGCATCCAGACCGCAGCGAACCCGAACAAGCAGTTCCGCCAGCTCGCCGAGCTGCGCCGCTCGCCCGACTTCATCAACGCCGTCGTGATCGCCCAGACGACGACCGGCTATCACGTGCTCGGGCAGAGCATGGGGCTCGACGAGATCGCGGCGGCGCTGCTCGCGGCGGCCGACGGCATCGCGCGCGCGAAGGGCGACATGACCGCAAAGGCGCGCGAACTCAAGATCAGCGACCCGAAGCCCGAAGAAGGCCCGCCGCCGAAGACCCCGGAGAACTACGGCCGCGCGCGCACCCCCGAGATCGTCAAGAAGCCCGACGGCACGCTCGATGCGCCGGCCGGCGAAAACTTCGTCTTCTGCGGCGAGTGCGGTGCGGCGAAATGGTTCGTCACCCAGGATGCCGAGGCGCTGCCGGTGCGCTATGCCTGCACGTCGTGCGGCAACGAGATCAAACTGCTCAGGCTCAGCCCGGCGACCGGCGGGACGGCGTGATGGCGCGCATCTTCGACGTGCCACCCGAGTGGGAACAGGAGTACGCCAGGTTTGTCGCCTCGTGCCCGCCGCACGTCGCTGCGGTCGCGCGCCGCTTCGATCCGTGGTCGCTCTACCGCATGAAGTCGACGAAGCAGCGCGTCACCGTCTACAGCTTCGGCGAGAAGCCCGACGGCAGCGTGACTTTGACTGTCGCGGTCACCGGCCGCTTCAACGTCGTCGACTTCGACCGGCGCGTCTTCGGCATCGAGCCCGATGACCTGGAGTCGTGCGAGCTGCCGGCGCCCGATGAACAGGTCGGCACGCTGCTCACCGACGAGCGCGACATCAAGGCGTACGTCGATGCGATCCGGCCGTACGTGCTGGCGGCGCTGGCGGCGCGGGCGGCGCGCGGCGAGTGACCGACAAATACATCCTTGACGGCAAGACGCCGATCCCCGAGCCCGATCTGCTGCGCTGGGCGTTGTGGTTTGAAAAGGCTGATCGCGTCGTGGCGCAGACTAGGACCGGGTCCGGTATTCTGATCAGCACCGTCTTCATCGGGATCAACCACCGCTTCGGCCCCGGGCCGCCGCTGCTCTTCGAGACGATGGCATTCGACGACTACGACGAGATCAACGCGGTCGTCGGCCTTGAACAGCGCCACTACTCGACATGGGCGGAAGCCGAGGAAGGCCACCACCAGACGGTCGACGCCTATGAGGCGTGGGCGAAGGCGCGCGCCCTGACCGACCCATGCGGGTGATCATCGCGGGCGGCCGGAACTACCGCCTGACCCAGGTCGACTACGCGGTGCTCGACGAACTCAAGGACGAGCTGCCGATCACCGAGGTCGTCACCGGCGGCTCAGCCGGCGCCGATATGGACGCCGAGATGTGGGCGCGCGAGCGCAAGCTGCCGGTGCGCGTGTTCCACGCCAGGTGGAAGGAACTCGGGCGCGCCGCCGGCCCGCACCGCAACTCGCTCATGGTCGAGTACGTCGCAACACAGCTGCCGGCGGCGCTGCTCGCCTTCCCCGGCGGCGACGGCACCGCCGACGTCATCGGCAAGGCGCGCGCCTTCGGGCTGCGCGTGCTCCACTGCGGCGACACCCGACATCTGGCCTAAGCCGGAAACCCTCTGCCGCGGCAGCATCGAGCGGCGTATAACAGGGCCAAGCTCCCGTCACTAGAAAGGTGACGCATGACCGGCATTACGCCGACCCGCCGCGGCTTCATCCGCGGGATCACCGCCGCCATCGCGCTCGCGGCATCCCCCATCACCCGCGCCGCTGCTGCCGTCCTGCCGCGGCGCCTGGTCGTCTACCCCGAGCCGTTCTTGCCGTTCGGCATCGGCGCGTGGCGTTGGGCCGGCTGGGGCGTGTGGGTCGATCCGCTGAACGACGACAGCGCGTTCTTCGACCCGAAGCCCATGCGGCAGTTGCTGGCCGATCTCAGCCGCCAGCTCGACGCCGCCGGCCCGCGCGAACCGCTGACCCGCGCAGAAGTTCGCCGTGCGACCAAGCAGCTCAAGAAGATCACCGTGCGGGACCTGATCGACCCCGCTGACGCGCGGGCCTTCGGGTTGTCCATGTGGCTGGCATGAACCGGCGCGGCTTCCTCGCCGGCCTGGGCGCCGCGCTGGTCGCGCCGCTCGCCGCGCCCGCGATCGTGCGCGCCGCCTCGCTGATGGCGATCAGCCCGCTGCCGCCGGTGACGGTCGAAGTCGGCACGTTCAACGGCTTGGCATTCATCGGCTTCACGCAGGAGCTGGCAGAGATCACCCGGCGCGCGTTCGTCCCCAAGCTCATTCCCCAGATTTACGCCGGGTCGCCGACCATCGCCCTGTTGACGGCGCCGGCCGACCGCCACCCCCGCATCCTGCACGCCCGCCCCGGAGGCACACGGTGAACCTCGTCACGAGCAAGCTGGAGCGCGTCGAGATCGACATCACCGACAACGCGATCGTGCTCACCGAGCGCTCGAACCTGGGGCACGAGACCCGCCACCTGGTCACCGGCGAGGCGCACGCGCGCGTGCTCGCCGCGATCGGGCACCTGATGCGCGAGGCTCACCAGGTCGCCGAAGCGTCCCTACACAACGTGCCGCAGCGCACGGTCGAGCCGACGTCATGAGCGTGCTCTATCTGCACGTCTCCTACGAGGACTACAAGTCGCTGGAGGAACAGATGCGCGCCTTCCGCGAGACCGCGCACACCTCGACCGGCGGCTTCTATCACAAGTCGATCCGGCTGAAGGTCAACCATGACTTGATCATCGAAGTCCACGCGCCGATGGTCGGCGGCTACGGTCATGAGCCGCCGCCGCCGGGCGGCGGCGAGCCGGCGTGATGGCGAACACCCACGCAACGCTGGCCGAAATCGTCGCCACGGTCGGATGCAAACCCGGCTGGAGCTTCCGGCTGCAGACCGACAGCGACAGCGGCGACATCTACCCGAAGCTCGTCATCATCGTGCCCGGCTTCGACAGCGCGCGCCCGGGTGAGCTGGTGCCCATGACGGTCTCGCATTTCTTCCCGGTGCCTGAGGCGACCTACAACGCCGCGAGCTGGCGGCGCTGGATTTTCGAGTGCTGCCGCGGCGTCGAGAACCACGAGCTGGGCGAGTGGTTCCGCATCGGCGCCGACCGGCCTTTCGCGCCGCTGCACGGCCCCGGCGAAGACCCCTACCGGGTGCACGAGTTCCGCCCCGCGGCCGACGCACTGACCACGCAGGACGGCACGCTGCGTGCGCCGTACGGGCCATGAGGTCGTACTACGCGCCGCGCCGCCGGATTACGAGGCGCCGGCACAGCTACTTCCAGCGGGTGAAGACGCCGCCCGACGAAGCGACCCGCGACTTGAACGAGTACCTGCGGAAGATGATCGACCAGCTGAAAAGTGTTTCACTGAAACATTCGTCAAAATCGTGAGCGCGCGCATGGCGTTGCGTCACGCCCGGCGCTATGATCCTGCCCGCCGCCGTCGCAGGTGGCGGGTGGGTGGTAGGGCACCGGACGCGGCTGGCGCTCGCGCGTGAGCATGGCTCAGCAGCGCGCGTGGCTCCCGGTCTTCCTTGAGTTTATTCAAAACCTCAGGATCGACTCGAAGGAAGAGAAGGCCGGCGGCATCCTCAAGCCGTACGGCGCGCAGCTGCGCTTCCTCGAAGAGACGTGCGCCGGGCTCGACAACGGCATCCGCTTCTTCATCTGCCTGAAGGCGCGCCAACTCGGCATCTCGACGATCAGCCTCGCGATCGACCTGTTCTGGCTGTCGCTGCACCCCGGGCTGCAGGCGGCGCTGATCACCGACACCGAGGGCAACCGCGACAAGTTCCGGCAGATTTTGGAGCGCATGGTCTCGGGCCTGCCGAAGCGGCTCAAGGTGCCGATCGACAAGCACAACCGGAACTTCATGCTGTTCCGCAACGGCAGCGTGCTCGACTTCCTGGTCGCCGGCACGCGCAAGGGCTCGTCGCTCGGGCGCTCGCGCGCCTACAACTACGTGCACGGCACCGAGACCGCGTTCTGGGGCGACCCGGCCGGGATCGAGTCGCTGATGGCGTCGATCGCCGAGACGCACCCCGACCGGCTCTACCTGATGGAGTCGACCGCGAACGGCTACAACCACTTCCGCGAGATGTGGAACAACGCGCGGCGCGACATCCACACGCAGAAGGCCTTCTTCATCGGCTGGTGGGCCAAGGAGCTGAACCGCATCGAGCGCAGCGACCCGCGCTTCGACTACTACATGGCGGCGCCGATCGAGCCCGAGGAAGCCGAGCTGCGCGGCGTCGTGCTCGATCAGTACGGCTTCCGCATCGACGACGAGCAGATCGCTTGGTATCGCTGGCGCGAGGCGACGCGCACCGCCACCGAAGGCATGATGGGCCAGGAGTTCCCGTGGCACGAGCGCCAGGCGTTCGTCATGACGGGCACCCACTTCTTCTCGACCGGCCGCCTGGAGGGCGACCTTGACCGCATCCAAGACGGCCGGTCGGTCGTGTTCAAGGCGTACCGCTACAATCTCGGGGAGCAGTTCATCGACTCGCACCTGGAGCTGGAACAGGTGTTCACGTCGAGCGAAGCGGAGCTGCGGATTTGGGAAGAGCCGATGCCGCGCGGCAAGTACGTGATCGGCGTCGACCCCGCCTACGGGCGCAACGACTGGAAGGACCGCCACGCCGTGTCGGTGTGGCGTTGCTACGCCGACAAGCTGATCCAGGTCGCCGAGTACGCCGCGCACGACATCGAGACCTATCAGGTCGCCTGGGTGCTCGCGCACCTCGCCGGCAGCTACCGCGATTGCATGATCAACATCGAGGTCAACGGCCCCGGCGCGTCGGTCATGCAGGAGCTGAAGAACGTCAAGTCGCAGCTGCAGGCGACCAGCCTCGCGGCGCGCGTGAAGGCGAAGGGCTTGGACAACGCCTTCGACAACGCGCGCTGGTATCTCTACCACCGGCCGGACTCGATGAGTGCCGGCTACGCCTACGGCTGGAAGACGAACGCCGACAACAAGTTCACCGTGATGAACGGCTTCCGCAACGCCTATCACCTGGGGACGTTGATCGTGCGATCCGGCCCGCTGGTCGAAGAGATGGAGGGCACGGTGCAGGACGGCGGCGACATCGGCGCGCCGGGCCGCGGCAAGGACGACCGCGTGTTCGCCGCCGCGTTCGCGCACCACGCATGGATGGAGTGGGTGCGCCCCGAGATGACCGAGACCAACCAGACCTTCGACGCCGTGATCAAGCTGGAGTTGGACGACATGAGCAAGCGGCCGCGCGGCTTCGTCGACAACATCATCACGGCGTTCTTCGCCGACAAGGACAAGGCGCGCGCGGAGCAGGAGTGGAAGGACTTTCACGCCGGGAGGAAGTTCCGATGAGCAGCGGGCTCGACAGCATCCTCATGCAGCTGGGCGCGATGGATCAGCAGTACGCGCAGCAGTTCCCGCAGTGGAACTCGCTGCCGCTCCAGGCGCGGCTGGCGCTGCTGCTGCGCCAGCAGATGGCTCAGGCGCAGCAGCCGGGCGCGCGGCCCGGCACCGACCAAGCGGCGGCCCAGCCGGCAGCGGCAGCTCAGCCGGCGGTCGCGCCCCTGGCCCAGACCGGGGCGCTGCCGACCAGCACCGGGCCGACCGAGAGCGGGCCGCCGCAGGGACAGGTTGCCGTCGCCCCGGGGGCCACCAGCCTGCCGCGGCAGCGCATCACGATCACGCCCGCGCTGTCGCGCCTGCTGTCGCCGAAGTCGATCTTCGACGCGAGCGCCGACTCGCCGGGCGGCACAGGCATCGACCCGATGAAGATGCGGAGCGACGATCAGGAGGCGGACATCGCAGCGGCCGACCGCCGCAAGATGCACCCGGGCGCCGACGCGCCCCGCTGATGACGTCGCTTGCGCGCACCGCGACCCCGCGGCAGAAGATGGTGATGCGGATGGTGCGCGGCGCCGTGCTCAACGCGGCGCACGCGCATCCCGATTGGGATGCTACTCGGCTCGCGCGCTCGATCGCGAAGCGAGCCGCCGGGACACTGACCGCCCAGTGGCGGGACGTGTTGGCGTCGCCCGAGAGGGCGCCGTCAGATCGAGCGAGCCGGCAGGCTTACCACGGCTCGCGTCTGAGAGACTGGTCCGTCTCAGACGGGTGCGGTGCGGCGCAGAGAACACGGCGCGCCGCACTTCGCTCGCTGCGCAACACGGTCGGCGCGCTTGCCGGTGGGGCGCGACGCGCCGGCCAGACGGAACGGTACGCCGCGTTGGTCGAGGTGTTACGGCTGATCGCGGCACTCAGATAGCAGAACGCCCCGCCGGTGAGTGTAAGGCACCGGCGGGGCGCTTGCTGCGGCGCCGCTACTTCGGCTTGCGCTGTCCCAGTGCGTCGGCGCGCGCCGCGTATTCTCGGAGCAGTGGCAAGGCGTCGCCCCAGTCGGCGCGCAGGTGATCGCCGTCGGCCGGGTCCTCCCAGGTCTCGTCGTCGGACCAGTCGCCCGGCGGCCAGACCAAGAGCCCGACGCCGCACGAGTCCTTCTCGACCTCGATCGTGGTGCCGGCGATCAGGCGCCGACCCTCCTGGCGCGCCTTGCGATGCGGGTCGGGCTTGCGCTTCGGCTTGGTGGCCGGCGGGAGCTGAAGGCGCGCGACGCGATCCGGGTGCCGGGGGTGGATCGGCGCCGCGGGCGCAACGTCGATGCCGCGCTCTGCGGCCGACCGCTCCAGCGCGCCGCGACTCCAACCATCGAAGCCGACGAGCAGCTCGATATACGTCCGCACGAAGAGCGGCCCGTGCGCGTCGTACCGTCCCATCCTCGCCAGGAGCGCGTGAGCGGACTCGTGCAGCACGATCACGCGGGTCCGCGAGAAGTGCGGGATGGCGATCCGGCCGGCGCCGCCGCAGGCGCTGCGGCGTCCGCGGCCATCGGTGACCCGCGGCGGGCTCAGGCCGTAGGCGATGAACACCTGACGGATCATGGCTTGGCACTGATCGAGGGTGAGCCGGTCGTGGTTCGACCAGCACGTCGCCTCGTCCTCCCAGCGGTAGACGCGCTTGCGTTGGTAGTCGCGGTTGGTTGACAGCTTAGTCATTACCTAAGTCCTCGTTTCTAAATCACTCGATCAATCATCGAGCAGGCACATCTTAGCAAATCGACTTTCCTGGTTTTCGTGAAGCGAGCACGAGACCAGACGCACGACATGCGAGAAGTTGTTGGCAGACGCGAGAAACGCGCGGCGCAAAAAAACATTTGACACCGCTTTCATTGGGCTTGTGCGCGATCAATTAGCGCGCCGCCCCGTTGTTTCTGCGCGCGTTGCTGGGGTTCCGCGATTTTATTTTCGTGCGTCCGATAGCCGCGCCGTTCTTGCACCAGGTCGAGCATCGGCGTAGAGATTTTGACCGACCGGCGTTCATAACGAGCGCGTCACGCCTAGAAGGGGCGACCGGTGCCTGTGATCAGGACGTATCGGTGCGGGTGCGGCACCGAGTTCGACTACTGGCACGACCGCAGCGACGAGCCGCCGCCCGGCTGCCCCGGGTGCGACGGGCCGACCAGCTACGTCCCCGGCCGCATCTCGATCAAGACGAACCGCTCGCGCGCGCTCGACGCCGCGCAGCAGGTGGCCGAACAGCGGTTCGGCCTGACGAACATGCGCGACAACCTGCGCGAGGGCGACGTCGCCGCGCCGCCGCTCACGCCGCCGCAGCGCGAGATGGCCGAAGTCGCGCAGCTCATGGGCGAGCAGGCCAACGCCGACAAGCCGCTGACGCCCAACCAAGCGAAGATGGTCGAGGGCTTCTGGGGCGGCGGCGCGCCGTCGGGCGCGCCGTACCGGCTGCCCGGCAAGGGCACCTTGCTGCAGCAGGCCCGCGCCGCGACCGCCGCCGCGAAAGCCGAGGACAAGAACCCGATCTCGCTGCTGCAGCGCGCCGTCAAGTCCGGCGGCAGCCGGCGCCCGCGATGAAGCTCCCGCGCCGCGGCATCGGCGGGTGGGCGCGCGAGCTGATCGAAGAGTGCGAAGTCAGCCGCGAGCGCCGCGCCCAGGAAGCGAACCAGATGCGCTCGTACTACTACGCGGGCGCGGCGAGCGGCACGCCGGCCACCTACAACAAGATTTTCAAGCACATCGACCGGCTGCAGTCCTACCTCTACAGCCCGAGCGACGCGCGCTTCGCGCTCGAACTCGAACGCACCCGCGACGACAGCTCGCGCGCCCGCGCCCGCGTCGGCGGGCAGTTCCTGTCGCGCGAGTTCCACCGGCGCGACGTCGACATCAAGTTCGGCGAGGGCGTGAACTGGGCGCTGGTGAAGGGCGCGACGTGCCTGAAGAATATCTGGGGCCGCGACGGCTTCGACCCGTACATCATCCAGCCCGAGATGATGGGCGTGCTGCGCGAGGACATCAACGGGCTCGACCGGCAGGAAGCCTTCTTCCACAGCATGTATCTGACGCCCGGGCAGATGCGGCGCCGGCTGTCCGGTCACCCCGACGAGGACGAGCTGGTCCGCAAGATCGGCCGCGGCACCCAGCGGCTGCGCGAGGGCAGCCGCGACGAGATGTTCCGCCAGATCATCATCGGGCCGCTGCAGCCGGTCGCGACGTCGCAGCCGGCGAACCCGGCCGGCGGCATCGTGCAGTGGGTCGCCGGCCCGCAAGCTGAGCTGCCGCCCGAGGTCGCGCGCGATCTCATCCGCTTCGACGAGCTGTGGGTGGTCGACGACGAGCGCCAGGACTGGACGACGATCCAGCTCGCGGGCGACGACCTGGTGATCGAGGGCAAGCTGCAGCGCCGCAACCTGTGCGGCATCAAGGAACACCAGCCGTTCGCGCTGATCTGCCCCAATCAGGTCGAGGGCTACCTGTGGGGCCGCAGCGAGATCGCCGGCCTCGCGCTGCTGCAGGACATGATCGTCCGGCGCATGGACGGCATCGAAGCGATCCTGCGTCTGCAGGAGAAGACGCCGCACGTCTTCATCGGCTTCACCGGCATGACCGACGCCAAGTACCGCGCGCTCATGGCGACCGACGGGTTCATTTCCGAGCAGAGCCCGCAGGCCAAGGTCGAGCCGCTGGCGCCCAAGATGCCCGAGTCGATCTTCGCCGACCTCGACAAGATGGTGGGGTACTTCGAGGACATGGGCGGGGTCGAGCCGATCCTGCGCGGCGAGGGCCAGGCGGGGGTGCGCGCTGGCACGCACGCCGAGACCCTGGTCCGCACCGCGAGCCCCCAGCTGCGCGACCGCGCGCTGTTGGTCGAACGGCAGCTAGAGGACTGCGGCGACTTCGCTTTCCGGCTGCTGCAGGAGAAGACCGAGCAGTCGTTCGAGGCCGGCAAGAAGGATGGCGACGACGAGTTCCTGCTGAGCCAACTGCCCGACGATTACCGGGTGATCGTCGACTCGCACTCGGCGTCGCCGGTGTTCAGCAACGAGTACCAGCAGCTCGCCTTCGCGTTGCGGAAAGCCGGCAGCATCAGCGAAATTGATCTACTGCGTTTGACACACCCGCCGTATGAAGATACTTTGATCGCGGAAGCCGAACGTCGTGAGCAGCAGAAGGCTGACTTCATGCGTCAGCACCCTGAACTCGCGATGAAGGGTTCCCGTCGGCGCTGACGATCTCAGCGTCAACCTGAGTCCACCGCGGTCCTGACTTGAGCCCTGCGGTGGCGTCCTAGAAAGGGACGGTTCACATGGCACGTCGGCACCGGCGCGGCAAGCGCAAGTAGGGGGGCGGGCGTTAGCCCGCGTTCCGATTGCCTCCCGCACCCCCCCTCACACCTGCGATCACCGGCGTGCCGCCGATGGGATCGTCGCCGGCTTCGATGCCCGGCGGGAACCCCGGCTCGCACGCCGGTGCGTTGGCGCAGGTGCGCGCGGCGGTCGACATGCTCGAAGAGGCCCTGACCAAGCTGCCGGTCGGGATGGACGACCACAAGGCAGTCTCCGAGTCGATCACGAAGCTGGCGAAGATCGTGCCGGCGTCCGAGGCGCAACCCGGCATCCAGATGTCGGCGCTGCGCCAGCTCGCCCAGAACGCCAAGCGTGCCGCCCCGCTGCAGGCGCTGATGCGCGCGGCGGGCGGCGCGGGAGGGCCGGGCGGTCCCGGTGGCCCGCCCGGTGGCCCCGGCGGTGCGTCGCCCCTGGCGGCGCTCGGCGGCGGTGGCCCCGGTGGTCCCCCGCCGCCGATGCCGGGCGGCGGCCCCGGCGGGGAGGCCTAGCATGGCGTTGCCGCTCCCGACCGGCTGGATCGCCCTCACGTCGGTCACCGGTGCCGTGACGCTCACCGTGCTCGCGTCCCAGGTCTACGCCCTGGTGCCGAACGCGAGCGACGGCACGACCGAAGTGCTGATCATCGGCGGCCCGTCGATGCAGGTGACGCAGTCGGTCGCCGATGTCCTGCAACTCATCGTCCCGACATGGAGCCCGGCATGAGCAAGCCCAGCGACGTGCCCAGCTGGATGATCCAGCTCACCAACGCGAGCGGCGGGCGTCCGGTGTATATCGCGATCGATGCGATCAACGCGCTCGCGTCGAACCCGGTCGACAACACCACGATCGTGCAGATGCTGCCGAGGCCGATCGAGGTCACCGAGCCGATCGAGTACGTGCTGGCGGCGCTGGTCGCGCAGGAGACCCCGAAGCCCATGCCCGCCGCCGACGAGGGCCTGCCGGCGTTGAGCGCGCCCGATCCCGCCGACCCCGTGACCGACCCCGACGCCCCGGCGCCGGGCTCGGGCGCATCCGACACGTCGACCGACCCCAACGCCGAACCGCACGCGCACCGGCGCGGGCGGCACCACCGCGAGTAGGAGTGAGCGATGGCGAACTTCCCCCAGGCCAACCGCAACAAGATCATCGACTCCGACCCGCAGATCAAACGGGTCGACCTCGACACCGTCGAGACGGCGGGCCGCCAGTCGGCGCAGCCGAAGGAGATCAAGAACGACATGACGCTCAAGCACGTGACCAGCAAGGACCGCTGATATGGCGACCGTCGAAGTCGAGGAAGACCAGCTGAAGCTGATGGCGCAGGCGCGCAATCTGCTCGGGCGCCTCTACGGCGACCCGAAGCTGGGCACGCAGTTCAAGCAGCTCCTGAAGGCGCACAACCCGAACCTGTCGATCCCCGAGATCGACGCGGCTCGCCCGCACGTCGAGCGCCTGGACAAGATCGAGAAGACCACGAGCGACGCGATCGGCGCGCTGTCGAAGAAGTTCGACGACTACCTGGACAAGCAGCGCGAGCGCGACGAGGACGCCGACTTGCACGGCAAGCTCGGGCGCGTGCGCTCGGACTTCTCCCTGACCGACGAGGGCATGGAGAAGCTGAAGAAGCTGATGGTCGATCGCAACATCGCCGACCCCGAGGCGGCCGCAGCGCTGATGACGCGCCAGACGCCGCCCGCGCCGGCCGCGCCGTCGGGCTTCCGGCCCGACCGCTGGAACCTGACGCGCAACACCGACGACAGCTCCAAGCACCTGCTCGACGACCCCGAAGGGTGGATGGAGGACGAAGCGACGCGCGTGTGGCAGGAGGTCGCCGCGTAGCAGAAACGACACCCGCCGTAAAACGCGGCGGGTGAACTAAAGCACGTCGGGCGCCTCGCGGCGCTGGCGGGCTGACTACAGAAGGTAGTCGAGATGCCGCAATTGGGCGTTGGCATCGTCCCGGGTGGCGCACTGGGCAGCCAGCTCGTCGCTGTGACCCGCCGGGCGTTCATCCCCTCGCTGGTCGTCCAGCTCTACAAAGCCAACCCGCTCTTGAGCCTGTTGCTCAAGAACGCGCAGCGCGCGCGGGGCGGCGTGAGCCAGGTGACCGTGCCGGTCCAGGGGCAGTCGTTCGTCAGCTTCGCGTGGGCGGGCTACGACGGCGGGTTCCCGCAGCCGGTCGACAACCCGGCGGTGCAGAACGCCGAGTTCAACCTGAAGCTCGGCGTCGTGCCGATCCCCTTCCTGGGGATGGAGGCGCTGATCCAGTCGAGCGAGACGGTCATCCCGCTGCTCAAGGCGCGGCTCGCCGACGCCAAGACCGTGTGCCTGCAGTCGATGGCCGGCGCGCTCTACACCAACAACGCCGCTCTCCCGCTGCAGACCGACTCGCTGCCGATGGCGTACGACAGCGGCACGAACGTCGCCAACTACGGCGGCATCAACCGCGCCGCCAACACGTTCTGGCAGTCGACCCTGATCTCGGCGGCCGGCTCCGTGCTGTCGCGCACGGCCTTCGTGAAGTTCGTCGTGCAGGCAACGCAGCTCGCGGGCGGCGAGACGCCCGACATGGTCGTGATGTCGCTCAGCGACTGGACGACCTTGATGACCGACTACATGAGCCTGGAGTCGTTCCGCACGATGCCGGGCACGCGCTACGGCGCCGACGACGTGATCAACGCCGGCTTCCGCGGGCTGTCGCTCGCCGACACCGCGGTCTTCGGCGATCCGTTCTGCCCGAAGGGCACCGCCTACCTGATCAACACCCGCTACTTCGCGCTCTACCTGAGCGAGGACGCGCCGTTCGCGTTCAGCGGGTTCCACAGCGCCATCCCGAACCTGCAGATCGCCGAGATCGGCGTGCTGATCATCGCCTTCGACGTGGTCTGCACCAAGCCGGTGTCGGGGATGCAGGTGACGGGCATCACCGGCGGCGCGTTCTAGGAGGGGCTGACACATGCCGATCGGCGCAATCCGTGGTGGTGGCCTGACGCTCGCGGGCGTCGCGCAGCAGCAGAAGTCGAACATCGTCAAGATGCGCGCCGGGGGCACGTACACGATCCCGGCCGGCGCCTTCGCGGTCGTGCTCGGGCCGGTGAGCGCGATCCAGTTCTTCGACCCGGTGTCGCAGCTGTGGCGCACCCTGCCGGCCGCGCAGAACGCCGCGCACTTCATCGACAGCGATGGCACCAACTACCGCATCGCCAACCTGTCGGGCTGCGGCGTCGGCGCGATCGTCACGAACGCGGGCTCGGCCTTCACCAGCGCCCCGGCCGTGACGTCGTCGGCCGGCGGCTCGCTGTGGCGCGCCATCATCGGCGGGCTGGTGAACACGGCGCAGTCGCTGCCGACCCCGGCGGGCGTCAACTACACCTACCCGCCGATCTGCCTGATCGACCCGCCGCCGGCCGGCGGCCTCCAGGCCAGCGCCACCGTCGCGCTGACCAGCGGCGCGATCACCACGCTCACGATCACCGACCAGGGCGCCGGCTACACGGTCCCGCCGAACATCTACTACATCACCGACCCGCGCGACCCGAACGTCGGCTCGACGTCGACCCCGATCACCGTCGCCGGCACCCCGGTGACGATCAACGGCGTCCAGGCGGGCCAGCAGGCGCTGGTGCTGACCGGCGCCAACACCGTCGCGGCGGTCGTCTGCACCGACCCCGGCAACCCGCAGACCGCGGTGGCGACCCTGGCGTTCGCGGGCGGCGGCGGCTCGGGCGCGGCGGCCACCATGCTGATGAACTTCGCCGTCACCGGCTTCACCGTCACCGCGGGCGGCACGGTCTACGGCAACGCGCAGCCGTTCGTGGTCAACACGGTCGGCGGCCTGTCGGCTGCGGTCGCGGTGCACACGCTGCCGTCGTACGAAGGCGGCATCACGCAAATCCGGCCAAGCCAGATCGCGGGCACGTCGACCGCGGGCGGCGCGATCCAGACCACCGGCTCGCAGATCATCGACCCGGGTATCGGCTTCCAGGTGGTCCCGTTCATGTCGGTGACGGCGGCCGGCAACGCGCTGCCGACCGCCATCGCGCAGGCGGCGGCGACCGTCGGCGGCGTCAGCGACTACGTGATGCTCCAGCCGATGTGACGCCATGAGCGGGCACGGCAATGAACTGGGGGTTGCAGCATGGCCGACGTGACCAAGGCGAGCATGAGCCGGAAGGCGCCGTTCCCCGGCAACACCGGCCGGCGCCGCGGCGTTTCGCGCCAGAAGAAGCGCGGCGGCCGGCGCTACTGATCCTGCGCGGGGGCGCCTGAAGCATGGCGCTCGCCGCATACATCACCCAGACCCAGTCGCTGCTGCACGACGCATCGGCGGTTTTCTATCCCGTGTCGAGCATCGTGTCGTTCATCAACTCGGCGCGCGCGCAGATCGCCGCCGAAGGCGAGTGCGTGCGCGTGCTGCCGACGTCGTCGGCCGGCGTCGCGAGCGCCGCGGTGCTGACCGGCGGCACCGGCTACACGATTGCGTTCGTGACGTTCTCGCCGCCGCCGCTCGGCGGCACGACCGCGACCGGCACCTGCACCGTCGGCGGCGGTGCCGTCACCGCCGTCAACATCTCGACCAACGGCTCGGGCTACCTGATGCCGCCGTCCGCGACGATCACGGGCAACGGCAGCGGCGCGACCGCGAGCACGACGCTCCAGCCGGCCAACCAGACCGTCGTGAGCCAGGAGGTCTACACATTCGCGACCGCGAATGCCTTCCTGCCGGCCGGCGTCACCAGCATCCTGTCGGTCAAGTCGATCGCCGTGCCGTGGGGCTCGCTGAAGCCGACCTTGCGCTGGCTCGACTGGGGGTCGTTCCAGGCGTACCTGCGCAGCTACTCGGTTGGGCTGCAGAACTTCCCGCAGGTGTGGTCGCAGTTCGGCCAGGGCACCTTGGGCTCGATCTACCTGTGGCCGATCCCGAGTCAGGTGCTCGGCATGGACTGGGACGCGGCGTGCCTCCCGATGGTGCTGACGAGCGACGCCGATCCGGAGCTGATCCCCTACCCGTGGACCGACTGCGTAGGGTTCTACGCGGCCTATCTCGCGCTGCTCAACGCGCAGCGCCAGGCCGACGCCGACCAGATGTTCAAGCGATACATGATGTACATGCTGCGCGCCCGCACCTTCCAGGCGCCGTCGATGGTGCCCGACTTCTACGACCGCTCTCCGATGCGGACCTGGTGGTGAGCCGTGTACCCGTTCGATGAACCCGGCGGTGGCGGTGGCGGTGGCTTCGCTGGGCTGCCGCCCGACTGGAAGATGTTCCAGTTGTCGCAGCCGGCGGGGATGAACGCGAAGGACCCGCGGCCCGCGATCGGCGACCAGGAGACGGCGTGGCAGGAAAATTTCCTGCGCTTCGGCAACGGGCTGCGCACGATGTGGGACGTCGGGCCGACGCTCTACAGCGCGCCCGGCGGCGTCACGGTCGTCTCGTTCTTCCCGTTCAACATCGGCAGCACGCAGTACCACGCCGTGTTCCTGTCCGACGGCACCGCCGTGCAGGTGCGCGTGTCCGACGGCGCCGTGACGACGATCTCGGCGACACCGAACACCTTCTTCGTCGCGAACGGCACGCGACCCGGCTGCGCGCAGTGGGGCTCAGCCGGCATCGTGATCGTGTCGACGTCGCAGGCGAATGGCTACTGGGCGTGGGACGGGACGTTCTACGCGCCGGGCGGCGCCAGCCCGTCGTGGCTCAACGGCGGCACGCCAACGACGATGCCAACCGGCTTCAACGGCACCGCCGTCGAAATCTTCCAGTCGCGTGTCTGGATCATCAACGGCGGCTCGATCACGTTCTCGGCGCCGGGCAATGGCGCGAACTTCGCGTCGGCAGCCGGCGGTGGCACCGCGGTATCGACCGACAGCTTCCTCAAGATCGCCTTCCTCGCGATCAAGCAGGCCAACGGCTACCTCTACCCGTTCGGCGATTCGTCGATCCAGGTCATCAGCAACGTGCAAACGGCGGGCTCGCCCGCGATCACGACGTTCAACAATCAAAACACCGATCCCCAGGTCGGCACGCCGTGGCGTGACAGCGTGGTGGCGTTCGGCAAGGCGCTTTACTTCGCGAACGCGACCGGCCTCTACGGCCTGGTGGGCTCGACCGCCGAGAAGCTGACCGAGAAGTTCGACGTGCTGTTCGCCAACGCGAACCCGCCGGTCACCGGTACGGCGCTGCCAAGCGCCGCCGTGACGACGATGTTCAACGTCAAGGTCTACCTGTTGCTGATAACGATCGTCGATCCGTTCACCGGCGCGCCGCGCCCCGTGATGCTGGGGTGGGACGGCAAGACCGCATTCATCGCCTCGCAGTCGAAGACGCCGACCTACATCGCGACGCAGCAGCTCAACTCGGACCCGATCGCCTGGGCCACCGACGGCAGCACACTGTTCCAGATGTTCGCGCACGCGAGCCAGAACCTGACGAAGAAGCTGCAGACGAAGCTGTGGGCCGGCGACGGCTTCATCATCTACAAGCAGGCGCTGCGCTTCTACAGCCAGGCGGCCGACAATGCCGGTTCGGGCTTCAACCTGTCGGTGCTGATCGACACCGAGCTGCAGTCGGGGGTGTTCAGCATCTCGGGGCTCGCGGCGTTCAGCTGGGTCAACAACGTCGGCGGCGTCTTCTTCTGGCAGAACAATTCTGCCGGCGTCTTCACCTGGGGCTCGACCGGCGGCTCGATCTCGGGCCGCAACGTCGACTCGGTCTACGGCCTCGAACTCGGCTTGACGATCACCTCGACCAGCGCGGACTTCACGCTGATCACGCTGGCGCTCGGCTATCGCAACTACAGCTCCCTGGCTTAGCCATGCCCCTTCCCAATGTTTTCGCCACGACCCCGACCGGCGCGCAGCGCCCCGGCGCCGACCTGGACGCCAACTTCAACGCGGTCGGCGCGCTGACCGTGATCCCGTGCACGGCGGTCGGCACGAACTCGGTGGTCCTGACGCCGTTCGTCAACACGCCGACGGTCGGTGCCTACGCCAATTACCAGCTGTTCAGCTTCGTGGTCGTCAACACGCCGACCGGCACGCTGGCTTTGGCGGTTCAGGCGCTCGCGTCGCTGCCGGTCTATCAGCCCGACGGCATCACCCAAGCCGGCGTCGGCGGCATCATCGCCGGGCAGTACCTGATCGTCGCCTACGTGTCGTCGCTGAACAGCGGACTCGGCGGCTTCCAGATCGTGAACATGACCCAGCCGCGCACGTCATTCACCGGGCAGGGCAAGCTCGCGCTCATCAGCTCGACGCAGATCATCTTCGAGCCGTTCGGCGGCAGCAACATCACGGTCAACGGCGCGACGTATCAAATCCCTGCGGCGGGCATCTTCGCCGGCAACACCGGCGTCTTCGTGAACGGCGTGGCCGCGCAGAACTTGGCGATCAACACGGGCTACCTGGTCACGCTCTTCAACAACGCCGGGACGCCGACGATCGACTTCAAGACGACGTTCAACCATGAGCCCAGTTCGGCGGCCGGGAACGTCGGTGTGGAAATCTGGAACAACGACAACAGCCGGTCGATGATCGGCTTCGTGTTCATGGACGGCGCCGCCCACTTCAACGACAGCACGGCGCTGCGCGATCTGCTGAGCTGGTTCAATCGCGTCCCCAAAGCTTTTGTCGGCAACAACACGAGCGGCGCCACGACGGCGTCGGGCACCTTTACAGAACTGACATCCAGCGCGCGCGTGGAGTTCTGCACTTGGGCAGACACCACCAATGTTTTCTTTGGCGTGGCCGGCACGGCGCAAAACGCTACTGCGGGAAACTCGTGCAGCCTGAGCGTTGCGCTCGACAGCACGGGGCCAGGTGGCGTCTTGGCGTCCTTGAGCGGCAACATTGGGAACAATGGGTGGAACTTGCCGTTCGGCGGCTCGGGCGTCGCCCCCACGTCGGAGGCGCGCCATTTCCTGACGCCGATCGGGGCCACATCGGCTGGCACGACGGGGACGTTCAACGTGACCGTAAGCGGGTTCACTTGGGGGTGATCATGAAGGAGATCGGCCCGACTTTCGGCGACGAGCTGCAGGCAGCGGGGCTCACCGGGCTGCCGTTCTCCTGGCATCCCGACGGCTCACCGATGCCGGGTGTCAACCCGCCCAGCCCGTTCTTGTTCGACCAGCGGATGACGCCCGAGCAGATTGCGGCGGTCGAGGCGGTCTACGCTGCTCACGACCCGGCGAAGCCGCCGCCGCCGCCGCCCGACCCACTCGGCGAACTCAAGGCGCAGGTGCAGGCGCTGCAGGCGCAGGTGCAGGCGCTGCAGGCGAAGGTTCCATAGGAGGCGATGATGAAGTACGACCGCAACAAGGACGACAAGCGCGACCCCAGCAAGTACGGCTGCTTCCCCGGCAAGGTGCAGCGCGGCGAGATCGACAACCTCACCACGGTCAACGGCACCGTGCGCGACGAGGGCGAGCGCGCCGACGCGCAGGGCACCTTCCGCAGGCGCGGCGACGGCGTCTACAGCTACGAGCCGCCGGTGCCGTGGGGCGGCAACCGCACGGGCGAGGGGCCGGCGTAAAGCCGTGGCGCTCGCGACCCTGCTGACGCTGCCGTGGGGGACGCCGCTGTTCCCCGACTGGGTCTTCGAGCACGCTCAGGATCATCTGCTGATCCGCGACGCGATCCAGCGCCAGCGGAACATCAACCTCGCGGTCTACCCGCTCGACCCGATGGCGCCGCACGACTTGGCGCGGTGGCTGGAGCTTCACCAGACGGCGCACAACGACATGAACGCGGTGCTTGGGCTGGCGTCGAACGATCTCACGTCGGTCGATTTCCAGCAGGAGCTGCAGCGTCGGGTGTGGTCCGACAACAACTACCAGGAACACCTGTCAGCCCACACGGAGCTGGGTGTATGATGGCGCCGACTCGCTAGAAGGGCGGGGTTGAGATGACCGGCCTATTTCCGGTTCGCGATGCCTTCCGGCCGCACCTGATCGGCGTACTCGACGGTGTGGCGGATGAAGATGCCGTTGGCGTCGCAGAAGAAGTCGTGCCGCGTGCTCTGGATGCGCGTGCCGGCCACGAACATGCCGACCACCGGGATCGCGCTCTCAGGCGTCGCAGTGCCGACGGCGTAGTCGTAGTGCAGGCGGCTGACGATGCCTCCAGGCGTGCTGAAGGTGCGCCAGGGTTTCCCCAAGGTCGCGACGATCTCGCTGCACGGCGTGACGCCTTCCTTGAAGGCGGTCGTCTGCTGTTCGTCGACCTTGGTGCCGACGTGGGACGTGCAGCCGGCGAGCAGCAGGGCGGCGGCGGCGATGGTGGTGGCGGGGCGGGTCATGGGTCTCCCCCTCAGGGCTGGCGACCCGGCAACGGTAGCACAAATGTCATCAAAGTTCACGTCGAGCGTGCGGCCGACGCCCAGCGTATCAACGCGATTTTGAACCACCCGCTGGTTCGCCCGTGGGTTGCCGATGCGAGCGAAGGGGCTCTCGACCTGTCGGCGCGCGTCGCCGACCGCCGCAACATCCTGCTGCTCGGCGAGCATGGCGGCGTGATGTTCTACCCGGTGATGCCCGGCGTGTACGAGGCGCACACCCAGGTGCTGCCGGCGGGGCGGGGCGGGTGGACCCGCGGCCTGACCCAGGCCTGCGCGCACTGGATGTTCACGCGCTCGCCGGCCTACGAGATCATGACGCGCGTGCCGCAGGGTCACTTCGCGGCGAAGGCGGCGACCGAAGCCACCGGGATGCACCTGGAGTTCACCCGTCCGAAGGAGTGCCGGTTCCGGGGCCAGCTGGTCGATGTGCACATCTACTCGGGCCGGCTGCAGGACTGGATCGGCAGCGCGCCCGGATTGGTCGAAATCGGCGCGCGCTTCCACGACCGGCTCAACGAGCTGGCGCGCGCCGCCGGCATCACGGCACCCGCGCATGAGCCCGACGAGAACCACAACCGCTACGTCGGTGCCGCGATCGAGATGGCGCGCGGCGGCCAAGTGAAGAAGGGCGTCGCGTTCTACAACCGGTGGGCCATCGTCGCGCGGCACCCGATGGTCGAGCTGGTCGCCATCGACCCGCCGACGATCAAGATGGACATCGGCACGCTGCGGCTCACCGGTGACGACGTCGACCTGGTGGTGCCGTGATGATCATCCTGCGCTGGGCGAAGCCGCCGATCGCCGACCGCGTGCTGTGCTCGTTCGGCATCAGCGAGATGATCGCCAGCCTCGCGATCTCGGAAGCTGCGATGGCGCCCGAAGAAGCTGCCGTGGCCGGCATGGGTGCGGGCGAACTGGGCGGCATCGGCATGGAAGGCATCGGGGCATCGGCGCTCGCCCCCGAAACAGCCCTCACCGCCGCCGCCTTCACCCCGGAAATGGGTCTCACCCCGACGGGGATCGAGGCGGGGACGAGTGCCGGGGGCCTCTTCGGGACGGGCATCACGCCGTTCCAGGCGATCTCGGGCTTGAACACGGCGAAGGGTTTCGTGGAAGGCGGCGTCGATAACAACCCGGTCGCGATGCTGGAGTCCATCGTGCCGGCTGTGGCTAGCGGGATGGGGCTCGGCGTCAACGATCTCGGGCAAGGCGTGTCGGACGTTGTCGGCGGGCTCGGTGGTCAGGTGTCGGACCTCTTCCAGGGCGCGATGGACTTGGTCATCGGGCCGGGCGGCATGTTCGACGCCCACGGGACACCGCTCGTCGACCTGTCGGGTTTGGGGGGATCGGAAGGCATCCCGGTCATCAACGAAGCGCTCGCGCGCGACCCCGGGCAACTGGAGCAGTTCGTCGAAAAGACCTACTCCGCGATCCCGTCGTTCCAGACGACCAATCTGGTCCCGCAGTACGACGACCAGGGTCTGTGGACCGGCAACCTGCAGACGTGGAACACCGTCGCGAACCCGGATTACGTCGCACCGACGCCGACGCCTGATGTCACCGCGCCGACGACACCGACTGCTGCGGATGTGATCCCGGCGGCGCCCGTGGCGCCGCCGCCGATCCCGATCACGCCGGTCTCGGGCGGGCTCAGCGGCGTGTCGGCGCCGGGCGATACCGCCGGCACCCCTGGCGGTGCCGGCGGCGGCGGCGCCAGCGGCCTCGCTGCCGCGCTGACCGGCGGGACGCCCGGCGAGGGTGTCGGTGGCGCGCCCTCGCCTGGTCCCGATCTCGCCGGCACGACCGGCACCACCGGACCCGACACGCTGTTCGGCGGCAGCGCCAGCACGACGACGCAGCCGACCGCGATGGACACCATCGTCGGCGCGAGCCCTGCCGGGCCGGCGACGACGCCGGGCGACATCGGCTCCCCGGCCGCGCCGACCTCGCCGACCGACACGCTCACCGGTGGCATCGGCGGCGCACCTCAGACCATCATGCCGGGAAGCGGGACCGATACTCTGATCGGCGGCGGCGGACCCAGCGGCCCGATGATGGCGTCCGACACGATCAGCGGCGCCACCGCCGGCTCGCCGCCGGCACCGCCGATGACGCCCGTGTCGTCGGGCTTCGACGTCAGCGGCCTGGGCGGCACGCTGATGGCGACCGGCGGCGAGATGGGCGGCCCGTTCGGTGGCCCCGACGTGATCGACGGCGGTGGCGGCGGTGGCGGCGGTGGCGGCGGTGGCGGTGGCCCGCCGGGCGACGGCGGCGGCGG